TATTACCAGCATGGATGGTAGGTAGAAATCCAAAATTAAAAATTATTCAATCAACTAACACAACTGAATTATCTGTAAGGTTTGGTAGAAAAGCTAAACAACTAATGGATAGTCCAGAATACAAAGAAGTATTTCAAACAAGATTAAAAGAAGATTCTCAGGCCGCTGGTAAATGGGAAACTCAACAAGGTGGTGAATACTATGCTGCCGGTGTTGGATCTGCCATTACTGGAAGGGGTGCCGATTTATTAATCATTGACGATCCACATACTGAACAAGATGCTATGAACAATCAAGCTCTTGAGAGAACTTATGAATGGTATACATCTGGTCCACGTCAACGTCTTCAGCCAGGTGGAACTATTGTAATCGTAATGACAAGATGGAATGAAAAAGATTTAGCTGGAAGATTAATTAAAGCACAAAAAGAACCTAAAGCAGATCAGTGGGAAGTTATAGAATTTCCTGCAATCCTTCCATCAGGAAAACCCCTGTGGCCGGAATATTGGAACATTAAAGATTTAGAAGCAGTAAGAGCTTCTATTCCATTATCAAAATGGAATGCACAATATATGCAAAACCCAACAGGTGAAGAAGGTGCATTAATCAAAAGAGAATGGTGGCAAAATTGGGATGGAAATATTCCACCACTACAACACGTCATTCAATCTTACGATACAGCTTTTATGAAAAAAGAAACGGCCGATTATTCTGCCATTACAACTTGGGGAGTATTTCAACCTACTGAAGATTCAGGACAATGTTTAATTTTATTAGATGCTTTAAAAGGAAGATATGAATTTCCAGAACTTAGAAGGATTGCATTAGAACAATATGGATACTGGAACCCGGAGACCGTAATCGTTGAATCAAAAGCATCTGGATTACCACTAACCTATGAATTAAGAAAAATGGGAATACCGGTATTAAATTTTACTCCATCCAAAGGTAATGATAAACATACAAGAGTTAATTCTGTATCGCCCTTATTTGAATCTGGTAGAATCTATGCACCTTTAGATATGGAATTTGCACAAGAAGTTATTGAAGAATGTGCAGCTTTTCCTTATGGAGATCACGACGATTTAGTAGATTCTATGACTCAGGCTGTAATGAGATTTAGGCAAGGTGGTTTAATAAATCACCCAGAAGATTATAAAGATGAGCCTTTACAAAGAAATCAAAAAGTGTATTATTAGTTATTATGATGAGATCAAAATATGCAGTAGGTTCACCAGATGATATTCCAGAAATGGAAGGACCATCAACTGATGACATGCGAGATATCAGACAAATTTTAAATATACCAGAGAATCAGGCTTCAGGGATCAAGAGTCTTAAAAAAAGTAAGATGATGGCTTCAAGTCCAGATCCTTTAGCTGAGAGAAATATATTATCTTTAGAATTATTTAAAAAACCACTTAAGGATTTAACGGATGATGAAATGGATATGTTAGACGAATTTATTAGAAGCAATGTTAAAAAAGATGCTCCATCAATTAAAATGGCTAAACGTGATACAACAGCTATGGACGCATATAGACAATATGTTTTCTCTATGGAAGAACAAGGTTTAGAACCTATTTCTTTTGGAGAGTTCATTAGACAAACTTTAGCTGAAGCAAGAATGGGTGTGTAATGCCCGGAGACTTTCGGTCTTTAGTACAAAATCCATATACTTCTTTAATAGAAGAAAATAGAAAAAATTTTGGTCAAGGTTCAACAATAAAAGATTTTGTTGATATAAAAGCAGAAGGCTCTAAAGGCAAAGAAGCTGATCTTATTAATGCTGTTGCAAAATTAAATATTCCAATTACAGAAAAACTTAAATTAGTAAATGATATTACTTATGGAAAAATAAAGGTTCCAGAATTTAATTTCAAACAATCTGACTTTGATCAAAACATTGGTTTAGAATACAATAAAGATGGAGAAGGATTAAGTGCAGGTGTTAGATATAACACCTCTACTAAAAAGCCAGAAGGTTTTATAGGTATTAGAAAAACCTTTGCTGGCGGTACTGGCAGTGATGAAGAAAGCTATGGTGATTTAATTGATGCATATGAAAAAGGCATTATGGTATTACCAGGTGAAAGTTTGACTGAATACATCAATAGAATTAGAAATATAAATCAAAAAGCAAATGGTGGTAGAATTGGTTTAGAAGGAGGAACAACTAAACTTGGAAATGTTGTTGATATGAGAAATATTCCATACTATGCAAGTAAGACAGTTGAAGGCGCTGTTAATGCTGGTGAAGTTTTATCTAAACTACCTTTTGCAGTTGGTAATCTTGCTTCAAAATTATTACAACAAAAACCAAATAAAGAAATGTTTTTATCAGCATTGAATAATATTAAACCAGGTTCATTTTCAGATGCCATTGGTTTAGCTGATTTAATTGCAAGACAAGAACAAGATTTATCTCCACAAGCAAAAACAATGGGTTCACAATTATCTTTAACAAGTGAAACATTTGTACCTGTTGGAGCTGCAGTTAATATTGGAAGTAAAGTTTTAAAAACAGCAAGTAGAAAATTAGGTAAAGAAGGACCTAAGTTAGAAAAATTAGTTGAAGAAAGATTAACTGATATGGGTCAGAGCAGAAGAGATTTTAATACAATGGTTGCAACAACAGGACTTATGGCAGCATTGAAGTCATTAGGTATTACAGGTTTAGCAAGTAAGGCTGCTAAAAAAGTTGATGATATAAAAGTATCTTTAAAACAAAATTCAGATGGATGGTATGAGGATGAGGACCTTGTTGGAGTATCAAATCTTCATACTTACATAACTCCTTTAACTGACAAAGGAAAAAAGATTTTAGAAAAATTAAAACTTAAAAAAGATACAGATGGTGATTTCTTTTTTGACAATAGTGAAGATGCATTAGTAAATATAGATAAAATTAAAAAACAAACAGATAATATAGCTTTAGAGACAGATATAAACATTAGAGGTGAACAACCTGGTAATTGGAAAACAGGTCAAAAAATTTATAGACAAGGAGATAATCCACAAGACGTATTCAATGAAGCTTCTGAGCTTACAACATCCAATCCATATGGACCTGATGAATATTGGGATCAATTCACTGGAGAAATAGTTGACACTATTCTTTCACCAAGAAAAGTAAAATTTTCAGGGGGTGGTAAAGTATACGGTAAATATGCAAAACAAATCATATCATCGTAAGACTTCTGGCCCACCACCTAAGTCTGGACCCAATCCACAGGGCTTGAATTTATCTTATAATACTGTTAAAACTATCAAGAATACGGAGAAAATAAATGGCAGACAATTTCGACAGCGTAGACAAAGCATTACCAAACGAACCTAGAAAAGAGTTTAATCTTCCAGGTGAAGAACAAATTCAAGAAGAAGTTATTCAAGAAGCAGAACAACAGGCTCAATCACCTGAAGATGTAGAGATTCAAGAAAACGAAGATGGTTCAGTTGATATTAATTTAGATCCAGCAGCTGCATCACCAGAAGGTGGTGATGAGCATTATGCAAACTTAGCAGAATTTTTACCTGACGATGTTTTAGGTTCATTAGCATCTGATTTAAATTCTAGATATATGGATAACTCTGCATCTAGAAAAGATTGGGAAAAAACTTATACCCAAGGTTTAGATTTATTAGGTTTCAAATACGACAATAGAACAGAACCATTCTCTGGTGCATCAGGTGCAACGCATCCTGTACTTGCAGAAGCGGTTACACAATTTCAAGCATTAGCTTATAAAGAATTATTACCAGCAGATGGACCTGTGCGAACTCAAATTTTAGGATTACCAAGTCCAGAGAAAACTCAACAAGCTCAAAGAGTAAAAGATTTTATGAATTATCAAATTATGGATCAGATGAAAGAATATGAACCAGAATTTGATCAGATGTTATTTAACCTACCATTAGCAGGTTCAGCATTTAAGAAAGTCTACTATGACGATATGGAACAAAGAGCGGTAAGCAAATTTGTTCCTGCAGATGATTTAATTGTTCCGTACACGGCTACCTCATTAGACGATGCGGATTCAATTATTCATCGTGTAAAAATTTCTGAAAACGAATTAAGAAAACAACAAGTTGCAGGTTTCTATAGAGATGTAGAAATTGGTAAACCTCAAGACAATGAAACTGATGTTGAGAAAAAAGAAAGAGAACTTCAAGGAGTTACTAAAACAAAAGATGAAGATGTTTACACATTATTAGAATGTCATGTTGATTTAGATTTAGAAGGATTTGAAGATGTAAATCAACAAACTGGTGAGCCCTCTGGAATTAAAATTCCATACATTGTAACTTTAGAAGAAGGATCAAGAGAAATTTTATCTATTAGAAGAAACTATGAACCAGGTGATCCAAAGAAAAAGAAAGTACAATACTTTGTACACTTTAAGTTTTTACCAGGTTTAGGTTTTTATGGTTTTGGATTAATTCATATGATTGGTGGATTATCTAGAACTGCAACAACTGCATTAAGACAATTATTAGATGCAGGAACATTATCTAATTTACCTGCTGGATTTAAGATGAGAGGTATTAGAATTAGAGATGATGCACAGTCTATTCAACCAGGAGAATTTAGAGATGTAGATGCACCAGGAGGAAACTTAAGAGATTCTTTCATGATGCTACCATTCAAAGAACCATCTCAAACATTATTATCATTAATGGGAATAGTTGTACAAGCAGGTCAAAGATTTGCTTCAATTGCTGATCTACAAGTTGGTGACGGCAATCAACAAGCAGCGGTTGGTACGACAGTTGCTCTTCTTGAAAGAGGATCAAGAACGATGTCAGCTATTCATAAAAGAATTTACTCAGCTTTGAAAAATGAATTTAGAATCTTAGCTAGAGTATTCAAGCTATATCTACCACAAGAATATCCGTATGATGTCGTTGGGGGTCAAAGACTAATTAAACAAGCAGACTTTGATGACCGAGTAGATATATTGCCAGTTGCAGACCCCAATATATTTTCTCAGACACAGCGTATTTCCCTAGCGCAAACGGAATTGCAACTGGCTCAATCTAATCCGCAAATGCATAATTTATATGAAGCATATAGAAATATGTATGATGCATTAGGAGTTAAAAATGTTGATCAGGTTTTAATTAAACCTATGCAACCAATGCCAAAAGATCCTGCATTAGAACACATTGATGCATTAGGTGGCAGACCATTCCAAGCATTTCCAGGTCAAGATCACAGAGCACACATCACAGCTCACTTAAATTTTATGGCAACTAACATTGCAAGAAACAATCCAATGATTATGGCATCATTAGAAAAAAATATTTTTGAACATATTAGTTTAATGTCTCAAGAACATATTGAATTAGAATTTAGAAACGAACTACTTCAATTACAACAGATGCAAATGATAGCACAACAGAATCCACAGATGGCTCCACAGATTCAACAACAAGCAATGATGATGCAACAAAAAATTGAAGCAAGAAAAGCTCAATTGATTGCTGAGATGATGGAAGAATTTATGAACGAAGAAAAACAAATTACTTCACAATTCGATAATGATCCAATTGCTAAGTTAAGATCAAGAGAATTAGATCTTAGAGCTCAAGAAAATTTCAGAAAAGAACAAGAATCTAAGGATAGAATGAATCTTGATAAGATGAAAGCAATGATGAATCAAGTAAATCAAGAAGAGAAACTTGATCAGAACGAAGAATTAGCTAAGTTAAGAGCTGATACGTCAATTGAAAAAACAATTTTGGGTAAAACGCTACCAAGTGTCGACTCAATGATGAAAAATCAAGGCAATATGATGCCAAATGTAAAAATAATGCGTGGAGGCAATGACTAAAATGAGAAAAAAGATGACAAAAGCACAGAAAAAAGTTAAAACTGTTATGAAGGAGTTTAAATCTGGCAAACTACACAGTGGTAAGTCAAAAAAGATTGTAAAAAATCCTAAACAAGCGATTGCAATCGCTCTTTCTGAAGCAGGCAAAAGTAAAAAACGAGGCTAACATGGAAAAAATGAACAAAATCAAAGAAGTTAAAGTTCAAGATCAGCAAATTGAGATTGATCCAAGATCAAAAACAACTGCTGACAAAGCTTTTAACTATATTGGTACAGGTGGACCTGAAATGGAAGTTAAAGGTCAAGGAAAAGTACTAGCAGAGAAAAAAAGAAAATCAAAAGCGTACTAATTTATGATTCCTTGGGGTTTATTAGGTCAAGGTTTAAAATCTGGACTAGAAATATACAAGAATAAAAAAGCAGCTGA